TTTCAACCTTAAAGGTGCAGCGAAGAATGTCCCGAATGAGTACTTATCGTACCACTTCGGTTGGAAGCAGACTTATAAGGATGCCATGGATTTGTTGACTTTACCGGAAAAGACGAGTAAGAAGATTAACTTTTTAATACGTCGATCTGGTAAGGCAACAACGCTTCGGTCTAAGAGAGAATTTCTTTCTGCGACCGGGGAAGGTGTCTCTGGTTTCGTTTACGACACGAGCGAGTATGAGATTGCGCTTGCGCAACCTTTTACTTGGTCGAGAGTGGAGAGAGTTTCTCAGGTGCAACTCGTTGTGAATTGCACTTGGGACTTTCCACCCTCTAACTCTGTCGAATTCAAACGGCATGTTTTTGCCGAGAGAATTGGTCTCGAACCGCGTGTAACGGATTTCTATAATTTGATTCCGTTTACGTGGCTAGTTGATTGGTTCACTGGTCTGGGTAATTATGTCGAGCTTATTGACACAATTAACCACGACCCGAGTCTGATCAACTGGGGTATGATCTCCTGCAAATCGACAGGAAGTCTTATCACCGAGATCTCAACCGCAACCAATATCGTAACTGAAACTCGGATAAACAACTCTTTTGCTAGTTCATCGACTGTTCAGAAGATAAACAAGCATCAGAGTCGTTTCGATTACGAGTGTATAAAACGTTCCGATGTTTATACGATCCTTGATGTGAAACTAACATCTGTACCGTCTACTTTGACGGCTTACCAGATGTCTATCCTTGGTGCGCTAATCGCACAGCGTGCCAAATTTAAGCTTTGACACATTCCGTGTTATAGCTCCAATTTATTTCACAAGGAGACGTCTATGTTACCCGATCCTGTCACTATCGCTGCTGCATCGCCCACGCCCTCTCTTGTTTTCACTATTGTGAAGCAAGATGGCTATGGGTCCGAACGTGTGGATACTGGTGGTAACGGTTATACCGTTATCATCAACCACTCTCGCCCGAAAGGCGGGGGTGATAAACACTACGTTCAGATGACGCAGACGGTGAACGCGACCGACCCTTATTCTGGGTTGGTCAAGAAGCAAGTTGCTTCTGTTTCACTGACCATCTCCCGTCCGAGCTTCGGTTTTACGGATGCGGCCATGGTCGCACTCGCAAAGGCCTTGACGGACTTTCGAGATGATGCTGAAGTGACTACTGCTAAGCTTCTACAGTTCCAGTCTTAATTCGAATCCGAGTAATTCGGCGCCGTTCTAGGCGTATAGGGAGGCAATAATGCATCGCTATGATTCGTATTATCGTGGAC